GATATAAAGAAAGGATATTATCTGTCTATGCGGTTAGGCTTATACCATCCCTACCTTCAATGCCCGGGCAATCCTTTCCAAGTTGTCCAATGTTGGTGAGTATTTCTCAGTCATGATGTTATTGATCGTGGATTTCGGGATGCCTGTTAGATTGTATAACTGCCGAACAGATATATTTTTCTCATACATAACTTTTGTCAGTAGCATTTTCATGTCATTAGTATGTAATGTATTTCTATTTTTATACTTAATTAATTCACTTTGGCGTTTTAATAAAACTATGTAAGGAGGGAAAGCGTATGAAAAACGCATCAAAGAAACATGTTGTCTCAATATTAGCAGTTCTTTGTCTGCTTTTATTGACTATCGTTCCAGTTCACGCTGAAACTTTCAGCGTTGCTTCCGGTATGGAAATCACATTATCCTTTTCCGCAGCTTCTGATCAGGAGATACAATGGAATGTTTCCGATTATTCCAAGTTATTGCTCGTCAGCACCGGAAGTTCCTCGGTTAGCATCGGCAATTATTCACAGACAAAATACTCTGCTACCTTCAGAGGAGCTTCAGTCGGCAGTACAGAAGTAACTGCTTACAGCGCCACCACCGGAGCATTGCTTAGTAAGTCAACCATCAAAGTTACTCCGGCCATTGACTTCAAGTTGAACTACGACACTGTTTTTCTTACTTCTGGACAGACTGTTCAGCTACAGGCATTAAATGTTCCATCTGGAACTTCATTAGTTTGGAAAAGTGATAATCGATATGCAACCGTTTCTTCAAACGGATTGGTAACTTGTGTTTCTCCTTTGCAGGTAACAACTATAACATGCAGCACCTCTAACGGGGCCTATACTGCAACCTGTAAGGTTATTGGAAACGTCCCGACAAATATCAGTACCAGAACGATGACTGTTGGAAGCTCTGATAAGCTTACATATTCTCTCAATGTAATTTCTAATCCTGGTGTATTATCAGCTAAGTGGAAAAGCAATAATTCAAGCATTGTAACCGTTAGTTCTTCCGGAGAAATCAAAGCCGTAGCTGCTGGTTCCGCAAGGATTACTTGCGAGATTGGTAACCGCACACTTAATTATATTATTTATGTGTCACCTGCTCCAACAGCTACACCGAAGCCAACCGCTCCTGGTTCCCAGAAGATTTCTATTTCCAAGGCAAAGGTTAGTGGTATTAAAGCTCAAGTTTATAATGGAAAAATAAAGAAACCAGCTCCCGTAGTTTCTTACAACGGTAAAACTCTCACTGCTTCGAAAGACTACGTGGTGCAATATTGGATGAATAGATATCCAGGCCGTGCAAAATGTGCCATTAAAGGCAGAGGGAACTATAGCGGAGTGAAATATGTATACTTCTATATTTCTCCGCAGAAGCAGACTATCAGAAGTCTTACTTCTCCCAGATCTAAAGCTGTAGTGGTAAAATTTAAAAAGGTTTATGGGCAGAATGGAGTGCAAGTTTGCTATTCTACAGACAAATCATTTAAAGGTGCCAAGTATACGGTATCAGGCGGTACCTCAAAAACACTCATTAACCTGCAAAGTAAGAAAACATATTACTTTAAAATACGTGCATATAGAACTGTAAGTGGAAAGAAAGTCTATGGTCCTTACAGTGCTGTAAAGAGTATTAAGATTAAATAATATAAAAAACCGCCCCGGTGCTGGTAACACTGGAGCGGTAGGGAATCTCCGAAGAGATACCTGTCTTTAGCAGGAATATTGTATCACCTTCGGAGCAGCCATGCAAGCGGAACCTTTGTTTGCGCTGGCTGTATTTTTTGTACCCATTTTTTTGCCGGTTGCGCCGGCGCAAATTACAAAATAGGAGCGTTTTGTTGACTTCAACATAATGTTACAGGAGGATGATATTTTATGAAAAAAGAACAGCTCAATGTACTTCACACAGCAATTTACATTCGTGTTTCCACTGATCAGCAGGCCAAGAAGGGGGACAGTGTGGATGAGCAGCTGGATACCTGCAGGGAATATGTGGAAAAGCATGATAATCTTGTATTGTATGATACTTATGTGGATGATGGCGTGTCCGGGCAGAAGATCAAGCGTGGAGATTTTTCCAGGCTGATGAATGATGTGCGTTCCGGCCAGATTGATCTGATCATCTTCACCAAGCTGGACCGTTGGTTCCGTTCCCTGCGTCATTATCTAAACACACAGGCTACCCTTGAAGCAAACCATTGTGCCTGGCTGGCTGTGGATCAGCCGTATTTCGATACTTCTACCCCTCATGGGCGGGCCTTCGTAGCGCAAAGCATGACCTTTGCGGAGCTGGAAGCTGCCAACGACAGTACCAGAATCCGGGATGTGTTTGACTATAAGTATAAACGCGGGGAGGTATTAAGCGGGAAGGCTCCTCTTGGTTATTCTATTGTAGATAAGCACCTGGTTCCTAACAAAGATGCAGAAAAGGTAATTAAGATCTTTGAGCACTATGCTGCTACCAGCTCCCTTTCCGACACTGTACAATTCATGGAACAGGAGCTTGGCATCGTTATGTATTCTGCCAATTTAAAAAATACAATCCTGAAGCAGAAAAAATATATCGGTGTATTTCGCGATAACGAACACTTCTGCAAACCGCTCATCTCTCATGAACTATTTGATAGCGTACAAAGGCAGTTGGCGATGAATATACATTCCAACCGGAAGTATGAATATATCTTTACCGGATTGATACGATGTGCGGATTGTGATCATGCTATTAATGGCTTTCCCCAACGTGGAGGGAAGCGCAAGGATGGTTCTTATCGAATTTTTCCGGCATACCGTTGCCGTATCGCTTATCCTTATAAGCGTTGCCCTAACAGAAAGCTTTTCTATGAAGCTCCTCTGGAAAGGTATCTTGTGGAGCATCTGCATGAGCTTTTGGAGATTGAGATTTCGAAGTACGAACAGAAAAATGCAAAGGTAATTAATTATGAGTCAAAACGTGCTGCAATTGAAAAGAAGATTGAACGATTAAAAGATTTGTATATAAATGAGATTATTACTATGGATGAGTTAAAAGTCAGTAAAGCAAAGTACCAGGAAGAATTGTCTCAGCTGCCGGCAGAAGCTGCTGCCATAGAAAAGCGTGATCTGTCTGCCCTCAGGAATATGTTGAAAATGGATCTGCCTTCTATCTACTTCACCCTGGATCCGCAGGAGCGCCGTAGACTCTGGCGTTCCTGCATCAGGGAAATCCGGGTGGATCACGATAAAAACATTGATATTGTATTTTTATGACCTAAAATCGTATACAGTTTTTTACATATAACCATTCGGTTATCATCAAAAAACTGTATACGTTTTTTCATCGGGGCAAAGATCCCTTCCTCTCTTTTTTGTTGATTATAATACAATTTCAATAAGAAGAAAAGCCCTTACATTCCTCGCGGGCAGCTGCAGGATTGTGAGGGCTTTTCTTTTTCTGTTCTATCAATTGTTAACTTTAACAGATTCACTGGCTTTTGTCACGCATTATCGTTCGAGATAGTACGACAGTCTTCGAACTTCGCCAATGAATTAAAGCCGTTTTACGCATTTGGTGGCAATGTTGATCCAACCAGCTTCAGACTTAAGGTAGCCCCATTCACCGCTTGTCTTGATGATTGTGAATATTCCTTTTCCTGTATAGCCCAGGATTTCTGCATCCAAGCTCGGAGCTTTTCTGATCCTCAAATCATTGGCTGTGACCTGTACCCGGAAAGAAACTTCAGAAGCCCCTTTCGTATACACAGCCTTTCCATTCCAATCAAAAACAGTATACCCATCCTTACAATCCTTCTTTGCGTTTTCCAGGGATTTGTACGCTCCGATCTGGCTCTTGGAGTCTGCCCAGGCCTTACGGACGCGGTAATACTTGTCTACTACTGCTGCTGGTGTGGTGATTGGAGCTACGACAGTTTCTGCAGAAATCAACTGTTTAAATCTCGCCCAGTCTCCCTTAGAACGAATTACAGAAGGGCAGTTTTTAGCGCATACATCGTAGTGCTGTACTACTCGGCTGGCCGGGATGTTGTATTTCTTCATCAGCTGCTTGCACACATCTACTGTATTCTGGAAAGCCTTTTCGTAGTTGTAGCCATCATTCATACACATTTCAATTCCAATGGAATTACGGTTGTTCACTGTCCCGAACAGTTTGCCGCCATAATTTACACCAACATGCCAAGCTCCACGATTGTAAGGAAGTGCCTGGTAGGCAGATTTATCATCCACAAATACGTGGGCTGAATATCCATGGAAATTGCCATTATGCTGAGCTGAAGCATGTGCTTCCGCATCTGCTGTAGCAGATTTGTTATCTGTATTATGAATAACAATATAGAGTGGTGTCTGTCCTGCATAACTGTTATTGTTACTAATTAAAGATGTAATAATGTTCATTTATTTCTTTCTCCTTTCAAAAATGAGGGCGATCACTCGCCCTCGTCAAAATCTTCTCCATCTTTATTGATTGCCTTGTCTGCCACTTCCAACCCCTTGATCAGGATCTTCGGGACGTCCACTCCCATTTCCACCAGATTCTCACAAATAGACCTGATCTCATTTACCAACAGGGATGCCAGGACAAAGAAGCCAAGTAATGTGGTGATTCCCAGATCAACACCAAGCGTCTTTCCGATCTCCACAAACACTGCTGACGCTCCAAAGGCTACCGCAATCATGATCCAGTAAGCCAGTTTTTTCAGGACTCCTTTCCATCCGGCTTTGGAATTTTCCTTGTGTGTCAGTCTGGCTTTCATCCAGCCTGTGATCCAGTCAGCAACATTAAATGCCAGAAATAATGCAAACAGGATCCAGTGCTCTCCAAAGATATAGCTCAATACAGCAACAGCTGCGCCAACAATGGCATTATACGTATCAATCACCTTCATAATTATGTGTTCTCCTTCTTATTATATTATTTTATGGTATAAAAATAAGACCGGTTACACGGTCTCGCCCTGGGTTCGTTCATATAATTTTCACGCCACCTTTCTTTTCAATGCTTCAATTTCTTCGTGCTGCAGCTGGATTGCCTTGATCAGATACGGGATCACAGCTCTTTCATTCCAGTCTTCAATCAGTCCGTTCTGGTATCTGGCAGCTAATGGAAGGTACTGTTCCACATCCTCTGCGTAAAGCCCGGGAATGGGAACGGCGCTGTCTTTTTCCAGATAGCCAGGCTTATAAACAAAGAACACGGTTGGAAGCTTATACAGATTTTGTATATCATTATCTGTCATGTCCCGGATATGGTTCTTGTATCTTCTGGATGAACTGGATAAATAAGAAACCGTAGCCCCATCACTGTCAAATACCAGATGTCCTCCAGACGATACATGACCTAATCCGAATATCTTGAATCTCTCCGTGCCATCGTCAAAACCACTGCTATCTGTATTTACATTTGTGTAAAGATGTAAACCGTTTTTTACTGTGAGCGCTCCTCCGGTTGAACTTATTTTACATGTTCCGAATTTTAAATATCCATCCGAGTGTATAGTCATCGCATCTATCCCGAAAAAACGTGACTGAATTTTATCGGATGATATCGTCCATCCTCCCAGCGTACCTTTGGTGCTTTTTATACTTCCATCAGTTAAAATGCAAAAATAGCTATTAGCCGTCACCACACCGTTTAAATTGATCTTACTGGCACTGATGGAAATACTTTCTGCAGACTGGTTGATCTGGGAGATCAGGCTTGCTTTATCGGCTTTACCGCTCCATGATGTGGAACTGGTTACAGTGCTGACAATTGCGGACTCTGTGATCTTTAATTCTGCTGATTTTTTCCATGTCTCAAGGCTCAACACCTTCTTGTCAGTGGAATCCAGGCTTTCTTTGGTTGCATAGGTGCTGGATACGGAAGCTGTAATGCTCTCTGCTTTCTGATCAATAGCGGAATTCATTGCCGTTACGGTTGCGTAAGATTTCAGAAGCTCATCTGTATTCGCATTGGCGCTCTTAACCGCTTCTTTTTGTGCTGCATCCGCGTAACCTTTTGCTGTGGTATCTGCTGCCTGCAGTTTTGCCTGGACGTCAGCTCCTGTTGCGTAAGTCTTGGATATTGTACTGGATAGACCATCAACGCTGGCTTTAATAGCAGCATTCATGGCAGTAGTGGTGCTGTAATCATTATTTAGTTTCGTGCTGAGATTAGTTAAATTTGTGGAGAATCCATCTAGTCCAGACTTATATTCCGCCACTTTCGCGTCCAATGAACTGTACTTACCAGTTACGGTATCGTATTTACTGCTGATATCGGAAAACTGCAGCTGAAGGCTGTTTATATCCAGTACGGCTGATGCAAGTTTACTGTACATGGTTGCCTTGCTGTTTTGTAGCTCAATCAATTCTGACTCGCTAATCAGCGCAGAGATCTTTCCTCTGACTACTTGGACAGCTGTTTCATTAGACTGGAAACACTTCAGTACATAATCCCGCGAGTATATATTGACTGGTTGTTCGAATATCATCGGGTTTTTCCTCCTTTCCGGATAAAAATCCATAATAAAAGACACCTTGGGAGGTGCCCTTTAGCATGAATTCTTGTTTTCAGACAACAAAATAGTGACCGCTTGAAAGTTATAAAAGCCACAAATAAAAGTGACAATAATCCAGAAACTATTGATATTACCAATTATTCAACTTACGTATTTTTCTTACAACATGATGGAGGAACTAATTATCTGCTTGCTGTTTCTATGGCTCAATCTGCTCAGAAAGTCGCGAAGATAATTTCTTCTGGTGATGCATTCGACATAACCATAAACAATAAGAATCAAGTAACTTTTACGTCTTCTGAAAAGTATTGGACTTGTGTTGTTGTGAAATTGTCGTAATAAAATAGTAAGAGTTTGTCTTTGAGATTCACTACATCAAAATACGTGGGTATATTAAGTGTAATTTCATTTTAGTGCATGAAATTTTTGATCCTTTATTTTAGTGCATACACAGTTATCGAAAATGACAGCTCTACTTCACTGTCATTTCAATTATTTTACTATCATACATAAAAAATGGAGTAGTATACCAAGGAAAACCGCTAAAAGTTAACATTCCATCTGAAAAATTGATTTTTACTGTAGAATCCGTTGAATTTGTAGAGACAATTCCACTTTTTGACAGTTCTGTAACGATTGCTCCCCCTTTTGATGATATTACAGCAATTGTAGCTCTAATGGGTTCAGTAACTTTCCAATTGATTTTTATTGTTATCGTGCCATCACCTGTGTAATATTTATCTATTTTTACAGTCATATCACTATTTTATATGTCGTCTTCCTTTTCGCTATAAATGTCCATCCAATCCTCAACAAGCCGTGTTTACCCAAGCCACCTTTTCAGCCGGCTTTTTTCTTCGCCTATTGCAAGTTACTTTATGCCATTAATCGCATAAATGAAGCTTTCACTGTTTCATCTTTAACTGATACGTATAACATGGTCGTATCAGGTTTGGCATGACCGGCATAAGCTTGGATCTCCTGCAACGGTACACCTCTGGTTCCTGCATCAGTAAGCAGTGTTCGCCGGAACTTATGCGGATGTGCATGTATTCCGGCTTCTGTTCCAAGCTTGCGTAACATTGTTTGAATCGCTTCCCTTTGCAGTCGGCTATAAGGTTTCCGATCTACAACAAATAAAGCTGGATTGTCATCTGTTCGGCTTGCCAGGTATTTCTTCAAATGATATATGCACCCCTCCGTAAGATACACTTTGCGCTCTTTCTTTCCCTTCTGTCCATATATCACAATTTCACGGTTAGGAAAATCAACATCTTCGCGATTGATTGATACTACCTCTCCAATACGCCCAGCAGTACTGTAAAGTAGCTCCATGATGGCTACGTCTCGTTCTGTCTTGGCTATATCTTTAAGATGTTCCCTTTCTTCTGCGGTATATGGTTTCTTAAGCTTCTGAGGTACTTTCACCCTTCGCAGTCTCCTGGAAGGATCCCGATTGATGTAGCCTTCATCCGTAGCCCATGTAAAGAAACTGCTTATATAGTGCCTAAGAGTCTCCAAATATGACAGAGAAATCTTTCTTTGTTCCTGGTACATGGCTAGATAATATCTCAAATCGTTAGTCGTTATCTCATGGATTTTCTTATTCAGTCCTATAAACAACATTGAAATACACCGTTTGTAAGCAATCAGAGTAGATTCCGCACAATTTTCTAAGCGCTTACTGGCTATGTACATTTTCAGAATTCTTTCCCAATGCCGCTCTGATGTTACTAATTGCGTACATTCCTCTTTTACTTCCAATCCGTGTAGATTAATTGCCAATACGTTTTCCAGTTTCTGTAATTGTTCATCTGTCAAGCTGTCCTGCATAGCTGCTACCACATTTTTTATAAAATTTTCTGTCATAAAAGTATCACCTCCTTACCACAAGTATAATCGGTATCATGGTAAGGAAGCTACTTTTTCCTATAAGCTCCAGCAAACAAAATAGTGATTTTTTATGCCATTTTGCCCCGATCGGAATGAAACCCGTTTTATATTGCCAACGTTTCTTACTGCCTTACTATTTTATTGAGCTGAAAAATATTTCCAATTACTCCAAGAAGCAAACTTTTTCGTCCTTATTGCTATTTTTTCACAGCCGAACGAAAAAGCCAATTGTGCGGTATATGTTTCACTACCAGGGTTGTGTTGTATAACGCAACACCCATTGCCGTCCAATTCAGGAAGCCCTTTAGGATTTATACCCGTATTTAAAATAAATGCAGCTGGTGGATTATCTAAGTCAGATACTTGTTTTTCATAGATTGAAAACCGGTCACTATTTAGTGTGTTCAATGCCTGTATTATCGTCTTCTGCCCTGCATCCAGAGCGAAGGTCTGGGAAAGCAATCCATTCAAAATCTGCTTTGTCAAATCCTCCAACGTAATAATCCCACCCTCATTCGTGGTGGGATCGATGAACATCAATTCTTTCCCTGCGGGAATCTGTGTTACTTTTGTGAGGCCGTTTGCGTCCTGGCCGTCTTGTGGTAATGCCATAGCTTAATCTCCTTTCTTCATACCGCATCTACATTCAGATTGACAGCTTTCCCTCCGATCACAAGGAGTTTGCCGCCTACTATGAGCGCTGCAGTCTTGTATGTGGTGAAGCGTCCGATCACCACACCGCCAAACATGTAATCTTCATTCTTTACTTTGATACTGTAGCCGTATCCCAGGAAGCTCTCACCGCTTTCAGTCTTTTTACGCCAGGAAAACCATGCTGCCGGATAATTCTTTGTGACCTCTCTTCCGTTCTGGTACACAACTGCAGTCACTGTTGTGGTGCCGTCTTCGTTGTCATGATAGCGGACATTGTACAGAAGTGAATTTCCCACCAGACCGTGGAGGTCCGTAGTCGTCTCGGACAGATTCATCTTCAAACCGTCCATGCTTGTCTCAATGTTGGCTACTTTCTGGTTTGTCGTGACAATGGCAGCTTTTGCCTGGTCTGCGGTCTTCTGGGCGGCTTTGATATCATCAGCCAGGCCTTCCGCATCTGCCAGGAGCATGACGGTCTGGGTATCCAGGTTCTGGGCTCCGGACGCATCATATAGGGTACAGCGGATCATGTTCACGTCAGCTCCGGAGGGAGCATATATCTTCATGATCTCAGCAGATGAAGAACCATACTTCAAAACATAGGTCTTTCCATTGTCTTTTGATTCCTCGATCTGAAAAATTCCGGAATAGCTGCTGATGATCCCATTGTCATTCTTAAATGCTGAGAAAGTCACGCTTTCCGGCACCAGTGTTTTTCCGTCCTTTTGTTTCCGGATCACCTGGCTGCTGACACGAAGGTCATAGCTGAGACCAATCTTTCCGTCCTTTGCCTTACTGATGGAAAACCGCTTGGTAATCCAGGAACCCATAGACTTTATAACAAGTGTTTTACCGCCTACTACAAGCCCTTTTCCACCGACCAGGAGAACTTTCCCTTCCAGTCCGTAAAGCCCCGAAATATCCACGTAGCCGTTGTCAGAAGTCATTGCTGTGACCTGATACGTTCTGGTTTTCGGGTTCCAGGTACCGCTTACACCTTCAGAAACGTTCACCGTAATCTGGTCAATATGATCGGAAACATCCGTATCACCCAGATACACGGAAAAAGTGGTATGACAGCTGCTGTAATCCCCACCGGAACCATCCGTATAGGTATGGACCACATGCGCATCATTGTCCAGGGAAGCCCCGATTGCATCCAGGGTGGAAATCCCGGACAAAGTGTCCAGGGCTTTCTTCGCCGCGTCAGAAGCTGCATTTGCCGTGTTGCTGGCGGCATTTGCGGTACTGGCGGCATTGGATGCAGTCGTAGAAGCACTGACAATGTTGGTATTCATCTGGCTGTATAACTGGTTCAGGCTCTGGTTCTGATCGTCAAACCAGATCCGGCTGCTCTTGATGCTCTGGGAGCTGCCATTGATGGCTGACACCACCGAAGGGATATCCAGCTTAGTGCCGGCAATGGCTGCGTTATCCGCCACCATCTTATTCACGATCAGACCATCTGCAATAGCTCCTTCTTTCACACCTGTGGCATCCAGCAGAATCCCTTTTCCGGTCTTATCGAACAGGGAAAAGGTAAAATCACCGTTTGCATCCCTGCCAGCCTGCATCCGGACAGTTCCATCTGTGTCCCTCCACTGCTGGGTTGCCCCCTGGATCTTAATCCCGCCATCATCAGATGTGATCATAAATTTATTGGTGGAAATGGTGCCACTTAAAAGATCTCCAACTGAAACCGTCTGCATAACTGCAGTTCTGATCAGTGCAGAGTCAATCACTGCATTCTGGGAAGTAAGGTGGATGTTCTGCAGATCCCCCACACCGGCACCACCTGCAAGCAGGGTTTTGATATTGGCATAACTGGAATCCAGGATATTGATCTTTGCATTGGCGGCAGTAAAATTTGTAGCAGTCAGATCCCTGAAGCTTCCAAACTCTGCATCCAGGTTCTGTACCGTCGCATTGACCGCATTCAGATTCTGGATTGTTGCAAATTTCAAATTGGCGGTATCCACATCCAGCTTATTGATCATTGCGTGGTCGATCATCACCAGCTGTGCATAATACCGCTCCATTTCTTTTGTGGTAGGACCTTTCCAGTTTGCATTTGTTTCATCTTCTGATAAGCCCACAGCCTCCACAGAATCCGTAAAACCGCCATCATACTCCCTTTCCAGTTTCATCAGCGGAACCTTGTAGGAGCTCCCTTTTCTGTCTTCCACGGTGAGGACGTCCCACGGATCCAGCCGTGGGTCTCCCATCATCCGGAGGGAGCCGGGCATATAGGAAAAACCTTTCAGGGAATCCATCACTTTGTCCAGGGTATCCTGTGTCATAAACGGATTGGAAAAGATTACCACCCTTGGTCCATCTCCGGATGAAACAGAAACATCTTTCCCCTCTTCGTCCTGGCCAGTGTAGCAGGTAAGCTTTTCCACCTGGAACAGATAATCGTTGTGTTCAAAAGAATCCCAGTATCTGCCGGTGCTGACTGTATAACCACCGTCCACGTAGCTGTGCAGTTCAATCTGTCCGTTTCTGTTACATACCGCAAAACAGCCATGAAGCTGTGCTGCGTAAGAAAGAACCTCCCTACAGCTGTAACCTTTCGGAACTTTCATGGAAATGCCGGAAAGACCGTCTGTTGCAACCATCACCCCTGTGATTTCCTGGATCCTTTTCAGAACCGCCGCCGTATCCGTACTGTCTCCATCCATAGAGAATGCACGCTCTGTTTTCATCATCCGGTCATAGGCTGTAAACTCAATCTGTTCTTCATTTCTGGATGGTTTTCCAGGTGTGAAATATCCCATGGGGATGTATTCCACCAGTCCATTCACTTCCATTCCGATCTGGACCAGGAGCTCATGCCCCTCAATGGCTTTTCCCGGATCCGGAATTGTGATGGTAACGTACTGGCTCACTGTGGAGCCAAGGGAAAAATCATCCTCCCCTTCTGCTCCGCCAGTAAACTTAATGCTTTTCGCATTTGTTATGGATACATCATCATAGGTGATGAGTGCTTTAAAAGTTCGGGAATCCTGTAGCACCAGGTTTCCAAAAGCTTCTGAAGACTGATACACAGGACCACCTCCTACTCAGTCATGATCTCAAGTGTTTCCAGGTCAGCCACTGTCAGGGCATCATAACGTGGATCATCACATTTCTCAATCTCTTCCTCAGAAACAGTATGAATACCAACCTCTGTCTCAATCGCCAGAAGCTCATCCAGGTCTTTTGCAAAGCCCTCTTTGTCCTCAATAGAATACTGCCCGTTCTCAACCAGGAACTTTCCATCTTCGCCTTTTGCTGCGTATTTCTCAAGCAGTTCCTGGCGCTCTGCGTCATAGGCATTGGCTGCATCACTGACTGCTGCCAGGTTCTTCTTAATCGCATAACCAAGCTTTACCGGCAGCCGCTTCTCCCTTAAGGAAGCGCAGCCATTGACAAAATTTAATATATCTTTATTTTTCAGTTTCATCTGCAGTACCTCCTGTTACACGTTCGTCCTCAGCCGCATAGACTAACTGGTTAAATGCTTCAATGTCTTTTCTGCACTGTGTCTTGTTTGCCTCGTACAGGTCGCGGTCCTGGACGGTAATACTGGTGCTTGCGTTCCCAGCTTCCGGGATCTGTGCAGACATGTACACAACAGGTCTGTCATTGATCATGCTGTTGAAATTCATGGATACTGATTTTGTTCCTTTTAACATTTTGGTTTCCTCCTATTTTTGAATGATACTCACTGATGCTGATTTATAGTAAAAAATTCCATCTCCGATATACCCCAGCACCTCTTTGGTCAGGTTTCCCCGATATGTGGTAATCGTCAAATCTATCCCATCGTCATGAAAAGAGATAGGAAAAAAGCCTGCAACCATAATCTTTTTTATAGCTGCAAGCTCTGCTTCTGTGAGAATCCCCCACTTTATAGCTACATCTTTCTTTTCTGCAACCACATCACCGATCATGCTTCCGGAAGCACTACGGCCCGTGTTCGCACTCCAGATAATCTGATCATTTACAGATATCGATACCGGAGAGGGGAGCACCGTGCTCCCTGACCACAATATTTTCTTTGCCATAATGCCTCCTTACACAAGCAGTTCCGGTTTTCCGGTTGCTTTTGTATTCTGGTTGGTTTTTCGGATAAAATATTTTCTTAGAGATTCCGGATCCAACGCAACAATCGGCATATTCTGCAAAAACGCCAGGATCTGTTTCAGAACTGCCAGCAGTTCAGCATCATTTGCACCACCTGCTGCCAGAGCCGCTGCCTTTAATGCCATCTCCTGAAGCTTGTCCTCCGGAGAAACAATCTCTCCCTGGTGCCGGTTATCACCAATCATTGCAAGCTGGGGCGTGTTAGCTTTTACAAAACCACCATTGGCAAGCATTGGAATCGTTCCTATAGTTGGAATGCTAAAGCCGTTAAAGCCCCACCAGTTTCCTCCAATCCCAGGAATCCAGTCTGGGACAGTGATTTTAAAGCGGATATTGTTCACTTTATTAATAAGTCCGTTTACAGTTCCCAGAACACTATTAAATCCGCCAATAATAGCGTTAATAGGTGTTTTGGCAATATCGGAAAGCCCTCTGAACACTCCAACAAAAATACTTTTAATTCCCGTCCATGCTTTCTGCCAGTTGCCGGAAAATACTCCAGATATAAAATCATTGAATCCATTAAATATCTGCTTTACATCCCGGATAACATCTTTGGCGCTTTTCAGAAATCCTTTTAGAACGTTTCCAAAAATTCCAAAGTTATTGGTCCAGGCCGTCTTGAATATTGAACCAAGCCATTTGGAAAACTGGGATAATTTTTCCTGAATCCAATCCCATTTTTCTTTTATATCATCTCGCAGTGCTTTTACTGCATTTTTCACATTATCTCTTAATGTTTCAAATGCTTTCACGGCTCCATCGCGAAGCTGAGCTGTTTTTTCAACCACCCAGTCCCTTAATTTAGCAGCATACTCACAGATAGTATCCCAGTTCTTATATAGCAGGATTCCAGCTGCTATTGCGGCAGCAATCCCGATTACCAGCGGGCCTCCAAGTGCCCCAACCAGTGCTTCGACTCCTGTTTTCACAAGCGCCACTGCTCCGGAAATACTTTTAATGGAGCTTACAACATTAACTATCGTTGTAATAAAGCCAGCTGCATTTGCGATAAATTCACTTATCTTCCAGGCAGCGAAGAATGAGGCTATAACCGTTGCTATCGTCTGAATCACTCCCGGATTGGCTGCGCACCAGTCTGAGAAGGTTTTCAAAACTCCATTAATCCTGTCCCAGATTGCCCCAAAAACACCGCCGGTCCACTGCGCTATTGGCTGCAGTACACTATCCCAGAACCACTGAAATAGAGGCTGTAGGGCTGCAAGTATACCATTAAACACGCTGATAACACCGGACATGGTTTCCAGGAATCTTGGAACCACTTCATTCGCTGTCCATGTTCCCAATGGCACCAGAACATTTTCCCAGAACCACAGGAGTCCTTCCCCTACATGAATAGTAAATGGGGCAATGGCTTTCCACAATCCATTTAGACTGCTCCGGATCTTGTCGAAGTTGACTTTCATCAGTCCGTTATTCAGGGCATCTATAAAGCGTGGGATACCTGTGCCAAGGGTCCATTTTCCAACTGGTACAAGGAAATTCTTCCAGAAATCTTTCAGAGAGTTAAATGTAAATTTTCCAAGCCTCGCAAGGCCTTCATTCCACAGCCTTTTTAAAGACTGTGTAGCAGGATCACACAGCTTCTTGATATTCTGGAACATTTTTGTAAACTGTTTGTCCGCTTTATCTACAACAGTTTCACCCTGGGCAAGACTGCCGAAATCAATTCCAGCTCCACCTGCTCCCCCAGTTCCTGTTCCTCTTCCGGAAGAAGGTGTGGAGCTGGTACTGTCTGTCTGGCTGTCCAGCTTATTCACCTGGTCAAACCCCATGAGGGCACGCATTTTCTCAGCTGCTTTCTGGGCGGATTTGGCAACGCCATTATTTGCACTTGAAAGATTATCTGCTGAACTGGCTGCAGCGTCCATTCCCGTGCTTGCGCCTGCTGCCGCACTTCCGATAGCTGAAATCTGTCCGGAAGCACTGTTACTGGATTTCTGACCGGTAATCAGCTCTGTAAACGATTTAAAGGCGTTTGCCAGAGTGATCAGCTTTCCAATTACCGTGTTGATTACTCTGATAACCGGAGTAAAGAGATTTATCAGCCCCTGGCCGATGGTAGCCTTCAGGGAATCAAACTGCAGAGCAAGGATCCTTACCTGGTTTGCCCAGGAGCCTGAGGTCCTTGCAAAATCCCCCTGGGCTGCTGCCAGCTGGTTTTGTACGAAAGAATATCTTAAAGCTACCTTTTCGGCTTCTGACATCTTCGCCGTTGTTTTACCAAAGCCATTCGCCAGTGCATAGCTGTCGAGAGCGGTCTGAGTCATGACCACGCCAAGATCTTTCAGAGATTCCGTTTCACCTGTGAAAACGGATTTCAGCTTGGTGTAAGCTTCATCCTGTGACAGATTATAGAAAGACGCTACATCACCTGCCAGCTTGGTAAGACTGGATCCCATGTCATAAGCCTGTTCCTCGGAAAATCCAAAGGCTTTCGCCATTGCCCCGAAGGTACCAGTGAACTGCTTTGCCATGGTCTCAGAAAGTCCAAAGCTCTGGGCTGCACTCTTGGCAAATTTATCAACCTGTGCGGTCATATTCGGGAATGTAACGTCTACAACGTTCTGAACCTCCGCCAGGTCTGATCCAAGCTCCAGGCACGACCTTCCGAAGTCAGTCAGCTTCTTAACTGCAAATGCACCAACTAACAAGCTCCCTAGTTTTCTTGTGAGCGTTCCTATCCCGCTTACCCGAGTCTTTAATGATGAAGCATCATCCTCAATTTCAGAAGATGTTTTTTTGAATTGGCTTCCAATTCCCTTTATGTGTTTCTTTACTTCTCCCGAACCGCTTTTGCTATCTCTTTCAATTAAGAGCCAAGCTTTTCGAAACGCCTCACTGGCAGACTCACCTTCTTTTTTATAAACAGATGCAATAGCTGCAGCCTTAGACTTAGCAGAACGCGCCGTTTGGCTGAGAATTTTATCAATTTCCGTGTTCCCAGTTTTGATCGCTTCTGTTGATTTCTTTGCAGCCTGTGAAAAGCTCTGATTAAATCTATCTTTTACTTTTTTACAAGAATCATTGATGCTTGCAAGCATTTTGCTACCATCAAATGATAAATCAAATGAAATTCCAGCGATGCTTGTTGCCATATATGCCACCTGCCTCTATCATGAGGACATCGACACATGGCACTACTTGTCCTGGTTAATCTTTATTTCAAATTCTTTTTTACAATGGCGCCCCTGGCACCGGATGAAAACACCCCGGCATTTTGCGTCCGGGGTGTACTGTACTTTCTGTTCGTGTCCGCAAAAGGGGCATTTTACCTTTTCTTTATCCATTCACACCTCCTGCCATATCAATAAATGCCTGTTTCATAGCCTCCAGGAATTTATCTCTGTCTTCCTCTGAAACCTTCATAGCCTGTTTATTTCTCCATTCGCGGCGGATCCGGCGCTGTTCCGGGGTGAAATGCTTCAAGATCTCTTCATCCTCTTCTGCACGAATTGCTACAATCCTGCCAAGGGCTGTATCCGGGCCTATTCCGGATAGAAGATCCGAAAACTCGTCCCAGGGCATCCCTGCAGGAATTTCCTTGGAAAGACGTAACCCGTACTGTGATTGAAACGATGATACGATCAGATCAAAATCATCTATCAGATCATAGTACGGGTCACTGCTCTCCCTGGTCTTCTTCTCCCTGGATCAGTTCCATTGCGGTCTGGATAATGATCATAAGATCTTTGAAAGGCAGGCGCATTTTTTTAATCTCATTACGGTCTTTTTCGCTGAACAGCTTTTCATATGCCGCAATAGTTGATTCTGTATCAGAAGAACCTTCTTTGAACAGTCCCATGATCTCAAGCATAGTGCCCGCATCTGCATTTACCACGAATTTTCTGCCCTTGATAATCAGGACAGGATTTTTATCAAAGCTTAATTTATCTGTAATATCAATACATTTTGCCATTTGTTTTCTCCTTTTTCTTGCAAAAATCTGCAGTTACTACGCAGCTGGTGTAATCTCCGGTTTTCCATTGCTCATGATATCAAATTCAAGAGGTGCTACAGCAGTGGAATCTCCGGATCCAGTATTCTTCACATTGATAACTGCTTTTGTAAACTTAACAACAGTGCCATCCGGGAAGGTCCACTGAGCATCAGCCTCCGCATTTCTTCCGTTCTTCCATGCCAGTCCTGCAACAAAATCATTTCCGGCATCCCCGACATTACGTTTTGCAGTTACTGAAATTGTAACGCTCTTGGATGTCATTAAACGTCTGGTCCATCCTTCTGTATCATATGGGTTCCACTCTTCCACTCCATTGTCAAAAGATACGGAAAAGGTTTCACAGTCTGCAATATTTTTCAGTGAAGCAGTGCCGCCTGATGCTGTGTCTACCTGGAACTGGTTTTCGTAGCATGGATATACACCAGTCTTAGAAGCTGCGAACTTCTGAAGGTTCATCACAATTTTATTCTTCATCCTTATTTCCTTTCTTTTCAAAAATCACAGCCAGCTCTATAACCATCTCGTAGATACCGGAATCATCTATGCCTATATCCTGAAGATCGTAGACTGGCAGGATAAATTTAATAGTTTCATCGTTTACAGTTGCATTTCTGGTGGCTCTGACAGCTTCAAATAAGGCTTTTCCGGCTTTTTCGGTCTCGCGCTGGGATTTATTCCAGTGTACCAGTAAAGTGACGTATTTCGTGCCGTAGGACTCCAGCTGAGGTCCGCCGATTGCCACCTTGTATTCATGCTGGTGTTTACTGTTATAAACCCCAACCATTTTTTCCGGTTTATCCGGAATTGGCCCCACATACACAGCGCCTTGTGTGAGCGTCTCAATATAATCTCTGATATCTGATAACGTCATAAACCGGTCAGCCTCCTGTAGTTTTCTTTGAAGGATTTCACTGCAAGATCAGCATTTTTTCCACCTGGAAGCCAGTCTTCATACCATTTTCCTTTTGCATTCGGGTTCTCATCCTTCTTAAAATGAAATTCCGGATGGAAATATAATCGTCTGGCATAAGGTGTACTGGATATAATGCTTACTTTTCCATGACTGCTTTCAGATGTATCTACAAAAGTACTCTCATTCTGTAAAACACCGGTATCTCTTGGAAACACCTGTGCCTGCACAACTTCTTCATGTAAATATTCTGCAGTCTGCTCCAGGGCTGCCACCTGTGCCTGTGTCAGCTGATTGATCTTCGGAAAGTTAAGTTTGACGGTTGAATTGACCTTGATCATATCAGAAACACCTCCGTGTAATTTACGGTACCGTCTGGATTTCTGGCTTTCCTGGCTTCCTGGATTTTTCTCCTGACACCGAACACGGTTGCTGTACCGCCTGATATTACCGGAAGCTCCGGGCAGATATCTCCTGGAAGTAACGCAGCTCCGGTAATCTGAACCATTTTCTTTTCAGCTGTGAAGATCGTCTTTGCTTTATCCTGGTAATTGCATTTTCCGGAATATTCAAAACACGGAAGAGGCTCCCCGTATTTATCCCGCCCTTCCTGCTCCAGCACTAAACTGATATCCGTCTTACAAAGCTTTTTGGGTACTAAACATGGATATTTCATAGCTCACCTCGCTAATCTGCAGCACAGCCCTGTCTGGCACAGCAGAGCGTACAGATCTCTTTTCATTGCCACGCCTTTGTCTGTGAATACATTCCAGTTGCTGCCGAACTGGGCGGAAACGCCGTTGATGCTGTAGCTTGAGAGTACTGAATTGATCTCATCCGCATTCTCGGTTTCAAAATCTGCCTGCTGGCAGACAACGTCCTGGATGATATCCTGCTGGAATCGTGTCAGGTTGGAAAATCCCCTGCCTACAATCCGGTTGTAGGTCAGGGAATCAATGTGCCTGGAAGCCTGCACCAGGGCTTTCTTCAGATCGTCATCTTCAATCAGTGTTCCTTCGTATTTGCCCTGGTAGTATCCAGGGCTTGCATATGGTTCATAAGACATAGACATTTTCTCACCCCTTATCAGGCGCCAACCTCTGCAGTATCAACATCCACATAAATGCTGTCGATTTCACCATCACGGCCATTTGGAAATACAAATACATCAGAGAAAGATCTGTTCTGATACAGATATCCGTCACCTTTTGTATGTGCGCCAGGTGCAAAGTAATAGATACTGCTGATCTTCGGTACAGTCTTACAGGTCTGTCCACAAGCAACAAGTACGTTGATCTTGTGCGCACCGGTTACTGCTTCAACACCGCTTCCAGCAGTTACCTTTTTCTGCGGTTCAAATCCACCGTTTTCCGGCTCCCAGTTAAATGCATCATAGAATCGCTCATCATCGATTACTTCCATGATCGGCACCCCATCAATGTCTGTTACTCTTGTCTCAATGCCAAGACCGCCTTCTGCGATCTGAGTCATTTCGATCTTACGAGTGAACTCTGTGGACTGCTCCAGGGCATCCATGATTTCACTACGAACATACATAAGAAGGGATCCGTTTGCTTTGTATCTTCTGAGTTTTCCTTTTGCAAGGATATCTTTCAGCATTCCAAAAACTTTTGCCTTAGTATATGTGGAAATTGCTGTGGATCCATGATAGCTTTCTGTCTTCTGGGCTGCCTGGGCAACTTTGGAGAAAAACAGTGCATCTGTTTCCGGAACTACCCATGTCTGTTCGAATACTCTGGAAATGTTCTGGATAGAAGCTGTAGCATTTGTCTCATCAACATCTGCCTTATCTACCATGAACTCAACATCACGGTCATGTGTCAGTGTGTACGGTACGTCTTTCTGCTCATAAGAACCGACGTTCCAGCCGCCTTTTCTGTTGTGGTTTTTATATCCGGATGTACTCATCTGGGTAAAATGAAAAGTTTTGGCGTCAAGCCATCTAACATTACTGGTTACAAATGGAGAGGTCAGTGTTCCCTGCATCAGGATTTCAAGGAGCTCCGGGCTCCACTGTTCTGCATAATTCAATGCCATACCTTATACCTTCTTTCTTTTTTAGTTCCAACGGTTCCAACGCTTTGTTGGCACTGCTGTCTGGTTTGTAGTAGTCTGTTGCGGATGCTGTGCCGGATTACCGCCGGTTCCTACCTGGGTAAATCCGGTCTTTCCATCAGCCTGTGGTTTCAGTGCTGGAACGTCTTCCAGCACCTTGTTTACAGCTGTTTTCAATGTTTCCTCATTGATGTTTCCATCTTCTCCCACAACCTGGCTTAAATCAGCCATTTTAAGGATATATGGAATTTTCTTTGCTTCGATTCCCAAGGAAACTGCCATCATTGTAGCTGCTGATTCCACCTGTGCCGCCTGAACAGCTTTCTGAGATGCGGCAAGCTGTGCCTGTGTTTCTGTAATCTGGTTCTGCATCCCGATAACATCCGGCTGGTTTGCCGCTTTCTGTTCTTTAAATGCGGTAATTGCCTGCTCCACTTCCTGCTGTGATAATCCCTGCTGCCTGAAGTAGGCTTTCAGGGCTGTATCTTCTTTAGCAGCCAGTGTTCCATCCAGCATCTGCTGAATCTTTCCATAGTCAATTGCAGGTGTACTCTGCTGATTACTCTGAGCCGCAGTCTGCTGAGTATCATGGTTCTGAGTTGTTGTATTGTTATTTTCCATTTCTGGACTCCTTTCCGTTTTGAGAGTGTCGCTCTTATGTCTTCCATTGTCATCAGTGTCACTGGTCACGCACCTTTTTGCGTCATATCGTGTTTGGACGTAAAAATAAGACGCTTAACCCTGCGCCTCAATGGGAGATTTTGGATCACCGCCTTTCTGATCTTTGATATTCTTTACTAACTGCAGATTTGCAAGATACTCTGCTCTTTTCCTGGACACTTCCAGTTCTTCCCCGGCTGTACGAAGAACCAAGTCATTTTCTTTGTCGTAGAAATTATGCTGCACTACCACCTTCAAATAACCACCTCCTTATTGTTTTGGCAACTGTCTTCTTAAGCCCTCTGAAAGCAGAATAAATCCCATAAACCGAAACTAAAATTACCGCAAAGTAAGTTGAATATACGCCTACCGCAATCACCATCTTAACTGCTACCAGCAAAATCCTCACATTCCACATCCCTATCCAAATATAAAATGCAAGTTTGAAAAGTGTGAACAGCAGATCCTTACCTTCAATTACTACAGTTTTCATTGTCTTTACCTCCTCTTGCGCCGGCGCAATTTTATTCTGCAAATTTCCAATCATTGGCCAGCATATCCGCCTGTGAAGCAAGCCATTCCATCTGTACACCGGATGTCCCTACAAATGCAATTGCCATATTCCCAATAGCTTCATGTTCGCAATTCACAAGTTCACCATCTGCTGCCCTGTAAGAAATCCCAGTTGCAAGCTGAATGTATTGCTTCTTTCCATTCCAGCCTTTTCTCGCTACTTTCATGCCTCTTTTCAGGTACTTAATGGCTTCGCCAAAAGAAAATGTTGCCTCTCCGCCAAGAATCGGGCAGTTCTGACCATCCGCAACAACCCATTCATCAGAAAGAATATTTTGAACAGTATACTCCACATTCTGTGTTTCTCTTATGTCCATGCAGCCACCATCTTTTGTGTACATAAGGATTGTCCGAGATTCTTCATCCCACCACCAATATCCTCCCCATGATGGAAGTTTTACTCCCCTTCCCGCTTTCAT